GTGTTGTCATGTCTTCATCTGAAGTGTTGACCAGATCAAATTCATGAACTTGATGACCTTTGCCACGAAGATACTCTGTCAGATAGGCACCGATCTGCCCACTGGAACCTAATACTGTAATTTTCATATCAAACTGGATGGTAGAAAGGAACGTAGTTTTCTTTTTCTAATTGGGAATTAATCCAATCATAGGTTCTTGCAATACCTTCTTCAAGAGGCATTGAATAATCCCACTGGAGTTTTTCACGGATAAGATCATTATTTGAGTTACGACCACGAACTCCAAGTGGTCCTTCAATATGATTTTTAGTAATTGTCTTACCAGCTGCCTTGGCAGCAATATCTGCAAGTTGATTGATAGTTACCATCTCTTCAGATCCAATATTAACTGGACCCATGAAGTCAGATTGAACAAGACGATAAGTTGCCTCCACACATTCATCAATATAAAGGAATGAACGTGTCTGCTCACCATCACCCCAGATCTCAACTTCCCCACCTTCTGCAGGAAGTTCTGCTACTTTACGACAGATTGCTGCAGGGGACTTTTCTTTACCACCCCTCCAGGTTCCTTCTGGACCGAAAATATTGTGGTAACGAGCAACCCTAACTGGAATGCCATAATTGCGATGATAGGCAAAATACAATCTCTCTGAAAAAAGTTTTTCCCATCCATATTCACTATCAGGTCCTGCAGGATAAGCATCATCTTCTTTTAGTCCAGGATTTGCAGGATCCATTTGAATGTGTTCTGGATACATGCAGGCAGAAGATGAAAAGAAAATAGTGGTCTTATTCTTTTCAATTCTTTCATTCAGATCTTTCAGAGAACGAAGAACGTTTAAATTGATGGTTGCCGAATTATTCATTACATCGGCATCATGATCGCCAGTAAAGATATATCCAGCACCACCCATGTCAGCAGCAAACTGATAGATCTCCTCAAATGAATCAATATGTTTTGATGGAACAAACTTATGAAAATTATTTGCGTAACCTCTGAATTGAACAATCTTTTCAACAAGAATTTGATCAGTTAGATCGCCAACAATAAATTCATCTGCTACAGTTTTGGAATGTTCTGGAAATTTTACGTCTACACCACGAACCCAATATCCTTTATTCTTAAGGTGTTTAACCATGTGACTACCAATAAAGCCACCAGCACCAAGAACAAGTGCTGTTTTAATCTGTTGTGTCATGAACAAATCAATAATCTTTAGTATATATTATACCATATCAAGACAAGTTTGTCTTGTACCATTCATAGGTAGATTTAATTCCTTCATAAAGATCAATTTTTGGTTCCCAACCAAGTGCCTTAATTTTATCTACATTCAAAACCTTGCGTAAAGTTCCATTTGGTTTTGTAGTATCCCAATTAATATCACGATCATATCCAACAACATCGGCAATGGTTTCAGCAAGTTGTTTAATTGTCAGATCTTTACCAGTACCAACATTAATGTGTTCTGCCTCATTATATTTTTCCATACACAAATAGCAGGCTTCAGCAAGATCATCTGCATGTAAAAACTCACGCATTGCAGAACCGTCACCCCAAAATTTAACCTCCCAATATTTGCTATGATCAAGAGCAGCATGAAACTTTGCAATCATTGCTGGAAAAACATGAGATGTTTCCAGATCAAAATTATCATAAGGACCATATAAATTACATGGCATTAAACTGATGGCATTAAATCCATATTGTTCACGATAGGACTGACACATTTTCATACCTGCAATTTTAGCAATTGCATAGGCATCATTGGTTGGTTCAAGATGTCCAGAAAGAAGAGAAGATTCTACAATAGGAACCTCACAGAACTTTGGATAAATGCAAGAAGAACCAAGGAACAATAGTTTTTTTACATTCCACTTATATGCAAAGTGAATAATGTTTGATTGTATCATCAAATTCTCATAAATCATTTCTGCTTTATGATTTTTGTTTCCCAGAATACCACCAACTTTAGCAGCAGCAACAAAAACATATTCTGGTTTCTGTTGTCTGAAAAAAGTATCCGTTGCTTCTTGATCAGTAAAGTCAACAACTTGACGGGTTCCTTTAATAATGTTTGTGAATCCTTTGAATTCAAGATTTTTCACAATTGCTCTACCAACCATTCCATTGGCACCAGCAACTAATATTTTAGAATTTGTTTCCATACCACTCAATTGTTTTTTCTAATCCTTCATTTAAAGAAAACTTTGGAGACCACTTAAGTTCATGACGAATTTTGGTTATGTCAGTGGAATAACGGCGATCATGCCCAGGTCTATCTTCAACATATTCTATCATATCCTCTTTCATATTCATATAGTCCAAGATCATTCTTACAACATCAATATTCCTAACCTCACACTCCCCACCAATATTATACTTCTGCCCAACTCTTCCCTTTAACCAAACTTCAATAAGTGCCTCACAATGATCTTGAACATATAGCCAATCACGAACTTGTTTTCCATCACCATAAACTGGAATCTTTTTACCAGACATCAGATTCGTGATTGCTTTTGGTATCATTTTTTCATGATATTGCCTTGGTCCATAATTGTTGGAACAGTTTGTGATTACTGCGGGAAGTCCATAAGTGTTATGGTAAGCCATCACAAAATGATCACTTGCTGCTTTAGATGCAGAGTATGGATTTCTTGGAGAGTAGTTTGATTGTTCTGTAAAATATCCATCTTCAATTGAACCATAAACTTCATCAGTAGAGATATGAATAAATTTTTCTACCTCATACTTTAATGAAAGATTTAATAAGTTGACCGTCCCATTTATATTAGTATGAATAAATGGAGAACAATCTTTAATTGAATTATCTACATGACTTTCTGCTGCAAAATGAAATACAGTTGATGGTTTGTACTTTTTAAAAATATACTCACAGTTATGCTGATCTGCAATATCCGTAGTATATAATTTAACAGGATCTGGAATGTTATGCCAATCCGCAGCATAAGTTAAATTATCAATACAGATAATTTCTTCCATGGTGCAGTTGATTAAATGGTGCAGAAAATTACTTCCAATAAATCCTGCACCACCAGTAACTAATATGCTCATTTTTGACCGTATTTTTCTAAAAGTTCTGGAGAATACTGTTGTACATCTACAATATTTTTTTCTTCTCTTTTTGCTCTTTCAAGTTCGTAAACTCTATTGCGAAGTTCTGTGGTTGAATACTGATGCCTTCTCATATGATAATGAATTTCTATACCATTATCAATACAATACTGCTTTCCAGTAACTTCAACATCTCTATACTCTTCACTCAAAAATCTAATATGAAAGGTTTGAGTTTTGATTAGATTAAGAAGATCTGCTTCTGTATCATAAAGAAGAATTTCATCCACATATTTACATGCCTGAACTTGAGCATACCTTTCGTAAATTGATTGCACTGGTTTATTCTTCAAACCAGGTCTATCAACAGTAGGATCAACCTGTAATGCCACTTTTAAATAGTCACACATCTCCTTCTCCATTTTGAGCATTGTAACATGCCCAGCATGAAAGAGATCAAAGCAACTACAATTAAAACCGATTTTCATATAAAAAAAGCTTTTGTGTCATTATACAAAAAAAGGTAGGTTTATGCAACCTACCTTTAGTTATTCAGGCTCGCCACCAATTCTTTGTCTGGAAATTGGAAACCAGGCGGGAGAGAGTCCCATCCGCACCACCTACTTTTCTTAAAAGCAGGAAAACAATAGGGTCATATTTGACTCCACCACTTGATTTTATCTAACCAAGAAAAGTTGGATGAGTTTTGGGAATTCTATGGCGGCATAAAATCCACATAGAACTAAAATATCCCAAAACTTGTACTTAAATGCAAATGGAATTACAAAAGCATTTCCAATACATTTTATAAGTAATCCAGTTTTTTGATCTCCCCATAACAGAATAAAGTATCCTGATAAGAGAAGAATATTACCAATGTATCGAAACACATCAGATTTAGACATAAGGGGTTTGCTCCCGACCAGTTCTGTTATAGACCATCCGTGTCTTCGTCTTTATGGACATAAGCAGGAACCCTATCGGGATCCAACCAACAAGTATAGTCATAATCTTCCATAGCAGTCATTAACTGCATTTCGTTATCACAAAGATACATATCCCGATAACGACCAGTATAAGAATCTACTTTTTGAATACGACAATCTGGTTTACCATTAATTTCCAAGGTGCCAACTTGAATATAACGATAGGGAAACCGTTCCATAAGAACGGTTGGTTTCCTGACTACTTTCATGCTACTTCAACTGATTCAAGATCATTAGCGACGTACTCCATAAGCATTTCATAATCATCCAGAGGATCACCAGAGAACACTACACCTTCGTTTTCGTAGTAGCGGCGAACCTTCTTGTAAAGTTTCGGATTCTTTACATCAAGGTAGAATTCACCATTTGCTGCACCACGAAGGGTTTGAACGTCTTTCTTGAATTTTGCTGTGAGAGTCATTGTTTTGAATGTTGACCTTAATATTATAAGGGTTTGACTTGGAGGAGTCAAGATGGACAGTGTTTATGCTGTCCAATGCTCCTTGAGGGGATTGAACCCACCTTAGCCGAATTATGAGTTCGGTGCATTCACCAGATTGCTAAAGGAGCATTTGCTATTCGCAAATAGCAAATAGGGATGCCTGGACTTGAACCAGGATGACTCCGTTATAAGCAGAGCGCATTGACCTTTATGCGACACCCCCAATTAAATCAAGAACCTTCTTCGTGATCAGTGTGGAGACGTATGAGTTCGTCGTCCACAACAGGTTTTTGATCTATTGCATACTTTATGGTTTCATTGTAAGGAACTATCACTGCGCTATTATCTCCATCTCGTATAATAAATGATTCACCATTTTCAACTCTTTCCATTAGATTATCAAAATCTGCTTGGAAATCTTCTACTGTAAATGATTGAAGTTGATTTAGTTCTGGATACATTTTCATAAAGTGTTTATGAATCGGGGTGACACGGATCGAACGTGCGACCTTCGCTTCCCAAAAGCGACGCGCTACCTGCTGCGCTACACCCCGTTGTTTGGTATGCACTAATTATACTACTTCCTATGTCCCTTGTCAAATGGAGCCCAGTGCTGCCAGTTGTATTTGTGGATTGCCCAAATGCCCATAATAGGTAGAACAATCAAGAGATATCCAAGGAAACCAAGTGTAACTGGATTTTCCAATATCCAACGTGAAAAGTGTGACAAATATGCCATCAATATCCCCTCCAAGTTTTAAACTCATAATAAAAATATACGATGATCATTTAATGAACTATGCCCCCACATTCTTACAAATGCTGATGCTGCAAAGTGATAACGCTGTCTAATGTGCGGTTCCGTTGCCTTTGTAATCCTTTGAATCATAGTATCCCCCTCTTGTGCCGAAATAGAGCGTAGTTAATACGAAAGGAATTGAAACAAATAAAAGTGCTTTTGCTAATAACATATTAAGTTGGTAATATAATTTGTTCTCTTACTCCTCCCGTAAGAAGAGGAGATTTTAAAACTTCCCACTTAAGATAAACAACAGTATCTACCATCCACCAAAATGCAATAGTACATAAGAAGATGGTAAGAACTGTTGAAGCAATACTCAACACAAGATTGAATTTTTTTGCTTTGAAATGATTGATTACTGAAAGTGCCATTATAAGTAACAGCACTTCATACGTGATGTAATTGTAATAACTCATTGAACTACTCCTTGGCAATGTGGACAAACCCATCCATCATCACCAAAAAGTAAACTGGAATGAAATGCTCCAGTTTCACAGAACTGTTTGATTGGTTCGCTGATTTCTGCATCCACTAAACTTTCGTGACAGTGTGGACACTCTCTTAAAGTTAATGGATAGTTCATTGTGGATAGGCGTGAGTAATTCCCCAAATCATAAACAGTCCGACAAGGCCAAAGATAGTCAGGGCATTAAAGATTATTTGTTTAATCATCTTTCTCGTCCTCATAGGTAGATGGTTCTTCAAATAACTCATTCATCTTTTGTTTTAAAACTCTTTCTCTTAATTCTTGCAGATCTTCTTCTGTAATCGTTATCATTTGTCCTTGAGTAGTTCTTCTATTCGTTTACGCATATTTGAACTGTCTTGTTTCATATAATCACGTAGAGAATAACCACGTTGTCCTCTCAATACACAAGTTCCTTGATAAAACATTGTTGCTGCAAATACCAACAACAAGACAATACCAATTATTTCAGGGTAATGTTGAGCCATGGCAGTACTGGTGGAATGACACCGATTAATCGGAGGAGTCCTTCAGCAAATAAAGCAAGAACCACCCAACCGACGCACATACTAATGATAGAAGCATTACGGTTGTGTTTTCTGATAGCAGCATCAATCATCTCCTGAACTTCCGAACGTGTAACTAATTCTTCTTGTTCGTGCATCATTCCTTGTCTCCAAGAAACTTTGCGAGAGGATCTTTTCTTGTTTTTACAATCTCACATGCTCGATAATAAAACATGTTATTAGTATTCCCAGATTTTTCAAAAGTTGCTTTGATCTTCACCCAATTCTCATAAGTATGTTGATCCATGGGATTTTTGATTGGTATACTACTATATACTAATCAAGCAACTTTAACCGTCAACTTTTTGTGTTCATTACGTAACACTGATTAAGCAATTGTTAAATTTGTAACGGAAAGGGTGGGATTCGAACCCACGGAAGCTTTCACTTCGCTGGTTTTCAAGACCAGAGCCATCAACCACTCGACCACCTTTCCAATAATGAGATTCAACGAATCTCAAAGTCCAATTTGCGGACTTTACGTTGTCTCCTTGCTTCTTGCCAAGCAATATCTTGAGACGTAAGAACATTTTTTTGTTCTTTCTGTGTAGAGTTTACCATAACTACTCTACTTAAGTCAATAGCAGAAACACTTTCACCCTTTACGGTCATCATGTTTGAACAACCACAAGTTTGAATTTTATTTGTACTGGTTATTTCTCTATTGCAATCTCTGCATCTTACGATAATCATTGTTCGTCATCCTTGTCACTGTAAATGTGATCTCAATTGCCATATAAATTTGCCATGCGATTCCATTAAATCTTGAACCAAGTTAGAAGTGGCATATTGTTTTTGTGTGTCTGCTTCTTCAGAAATTTCAGACATTAACTCACAAAATTTAGTATTGTTATCAAGCAGTTCTTGAAGCATATCTTCTGCTCCAGTTGAACTTGCTGCTTCTTTGATTTGAGTTACCTCAAGCATTCTTGAGAGAGAACTTAAAGGCTTTACATTTAAGTATCTCATATGTTCAGAGAGACGGTCAATCTCTTCAAACATAGTTTCATACTGTCCACCAAAGAGTTGATGAAGTTGAGTAAAATCACTTCCAACTACATTCCAATGAAATGCCCAAGTTTTGTGAAATAAAACAAAAAGTGATGACTGTGCATCACTCAAGAGTTTAAACAGTTTTTCCATTATACTCTTTTTTAAATATTTATCAAGTGGGAGATACTGGGATCGAACCAGTGACCTAATCCTTGTAAGGGATCCGCGCTACCTCTGTGCTAATCTCCCTGGCTCCCCCGCTTGGACTTGAACCAAGAACCCCAGAGTTAACAGCTCCGTGCTCTGCCATTGAGCTACAAGGGAATAAGAACCTTAAGGTTCAGAGCGAATGACGGGGATCGAACCCGTGACACCAACTTGGAAGGATGGGATGTTACCGCTACACCACATTCGCTTATGAGACAATCATAAACCATTAAGGTTTGATTGTCAACTTCGAAGTTCTACATGAACTTCACGATGGCAATTAGCACAAAGTATAGAACATTTGTCTAACTCTGCCATTACCTTTTTCCAATTCCAAAGACGCATCTTGTTCCAAGCTGCCTCTTTTTGGGTTGGATCATGGTGGTGAAATTCTAATACATCTGGATACTTATCATATCCACATTTTTCACATTTTCCACCTTTGTATTTTACCGCATCAAGTTTTCTTTGACGCCACCTTTGAGTACAATACTGATTAAAAGCAGATTTCTCTTCTTCAGTCATCAGTTTATATGGTTTACTCATTAGATTAGATTTAAGTATTCTAATCTATTTATAAACCAACAGGCACGGAGGGACTTGAACCCCCAATCTGCGCTTTAGAAGAGCGATGCATTATCCATTATGCTACGTGCCCATAAGAGACCTCCCTGTTTGTGCATCGTTGAGAGGCATGGGAGGGGTGAGATTTACATGAAGTTTGGACCTTCAAAACTCATGAGACAATCATACCAGTGCAAAATTTGATTGTCAAGGTGAGTGCCGTGTGGTTGTGAATCTAAATCAAAACTTTTTGATAAGTGCCCCACTGGATCTTATCTGAAGTTTTGAACCACGGCATATTCTATTTTACAGGTTCTTGGGTACAATCGTCAACCCATGGGGCACATAATCTCATCTCTCCACCAAGTAATCTTTGAGCTTCAGAGTTATCTGGAGCTTTCTCTATCAACCTGGGCAAAGGTACTTTAGGTGTATTTGTGTCTCCTGTCAAGCGTTCATAATCACGAATTGCTTTATCAACATCTCTCTTAACTCTTCTATCAATGATACCTGGGTCTTTGAGCAGGACATCAGTGATTATGGTCTGTGGGAAGAAGGTCCTCTGAACCTCGTCCAAGAGGTCCCAGAGGCGCTCCTGGGGGGTTCCTGTGCATTGGGAGAGTGTTGCCACGATACCACTTAATATGACGCTTATAAGGATTATCTGCTTCTTATCTGGGCTCTTCTTTCCGAAATTGAAATTAAACATAAAAAAAGGGAGTAGCAGCACTCCCTGTTATTTATTATTCGGTTGTATATTCTATTGTATCAAACTTCTACCT